GAATACAACATATCCCTCAAGGAAATGACCGAGATAGAGAAGGACGGCCGTGCCCAGATGGTGCGTACCCGCTTCGAACTGAAATCGGTCATCGATGAAATAAAGAACTTCACCGGCAGCAAGGAACAGGAAAAGGCGAAGGTAGAGGAACTGAACCGCAAGTACGGGGAATCTTTCGGGTATTATAAAACACTTTCCGAATGGTATGATACCATCATACAAAAGAGTGAGGATTATGTGCAATCCCTCTTCCTCCAAGCGAAAGTACAGAATTTAGTAAAAAAAGCGTCAGAGGTTGATGAAAAAATAGCCGAGGCAGAAGCGAAGGATGAGAGTGAATTTGATACTTGGTGGGGATATGGAGGAAAGGTTGACCGTTTCTTTTCTTCGGATCAATCATATAAACAGAATAATAACGGACGTTGGAAAAAAAAGGAAGAAATAGAGCGGCTTAAATCAGAATATAACGGATATATATTAGCAGCGGAGAATTTAACCAAGGAACGCTTGAAACTGGAACAGAAGTCAGGCATCGGCGGGCATATCGACCCCAAACAGCCCGGAAAGAATCCGGAAGCGGAAGCCAAGCAACGGCTTGCCACAGAGCGCAGGCTGGCGAAGGATCTTGCCGCCCTGCAGGCCGAGAACCGGAAGGAAGAGATAGACCGCATGCAAGCCGGTACCGAGAAGAAACTGGCGCAAATCGAATATGACTATAACGCGAGAAAAGAAGAAATTAACCGGCAGGAAGCCGACTGGAAGCGTGAGAACAAGGAAGCCGGTCTTTCCACCGGAGATAACGGACTTACCCGGGAGCAACAGGATGCACTTGAAAAAGCCCGTGCCTCAAACACCGAGTCCCGGAAAAAAGCGGAGACGGACGTGTACAGGGAAGAGGCGGAAGCCATGCGTGACTATCTGAAGGAATACGGTACCTTCCAGCAGCAGAAACTGGCCATCGCTGAAGAATATGCCGAGAAAATCCGCAAGGCACAGTCCCAGGGAGAAAGGCTGACTTTGGAGAAGCAGCGTGATGCGGCTGTGCACAAAGTGGACATGGAAGCCCTTACCCAGAAGATAGACTGGGGAGCAGCGTTCGGGGATTTGACCGGTCTGCTTGCAGACCAGATGAAGAACCTGCTCGGCGAACTTAAGCAGTATGTCAAGACGGATGAGTTCAAAAAATCAGGAGCCGCAGACCAGCAGGTTGTTTACGATGCCATTGAACGTATTCAAAGCATGCTCCCCGGTGGCAACGGCACATTGGATTTTGCCCGGCTGCAAACGCAGATGCACGCTTTGGGGGATGCCGTCACACGTGTGCAAAATGCGGAACTGCAGCAGGAAGCGGCATTCGCCCGGTTAAAAGCGGCGCAGACCGATTACAACAAGGCTATTGAAAGCGGTAACCAGGCAGAAATAGAACGTACCAAAATCGCCCTTCAAATGGCCCAATCGTCCAGCGTTTCAGCTGACGAAGAATACCTGAACGCTACCTCTGAAATGAAGGCGCTTGCCGGGGAGGTGAAAAGTGCCTCCCAGGACACGGTTGACGGGTTGAACATGGTATCCGACGGGTTGCACGGTTTTGCAAGCGGAACCTTGCAGGGATCATTTGAAGGAATCCAGAACATGCTTACCGGTCTTTCAAAACTGAATATCGGAGGCAAGGTCGGTGATGCCATCAGTCAGATGTCCGAGACCCTGTCAAGTGCCGGAGTCATCGGGCAGATTATATCGGCCATTCTCTCTATACTGGATTTGCTGAAAGACGGTATCGGCCCGATTATCTCATCATTGATAGACACCATTTTCAATGCGATAACCGGAATACTCGACAATATCCTCAGCGGAGACCTGTTCAAACAGATAGGCGGTTCCCTTGTGAAAGGTATCGGAGGACTGCTGAACACGGTGTCTTTCGGAGGTTTCAACAAACTGTTTGGCATCGGCGGAAACGCCAAGGAAGTGCAGGCTGCTATTGATCGTCTTACAGACCGGAACGAGAAACTGCAGACTTCCATCGAAGACCTGACCGATACCATCAAGGCAAGCAAGGGGACAAAATCGGTGGAAGCTTACCGGGATGCTTACAAATACCAGAAAGAGACGAATGCAAACTATCTGCAGATAGCGCAGGAACAGGCACGCTACAGCGGTAGCCACCACAGCTGGAACTACTACTGGGGCGGTTTCAACCAGGCACAGATAGACAAACTGAGCGGACAGATTGGCCGCCAGTGGGACGGGAACCTGTGGAGCCTGAGCCCGGAGGAGATGAAGGCGCTGCGTTCGAATGTGGACATGTGGACGCAGATACAGAATACCGGCAAGGGCGGCTACGGTGAACGGCTGACCGATAAACTGGATGACTATATAGCGCAGGCCGGCAAGCTGGAGGAACTGACCGACCAGCTGTATGAAGGGCTGACGGGCATTTCGTTTGACGGAATGTATAGCAGCTTCATCGATAATCTGATGAACATGAAGTATGGCGCGAAGGATGCGGCAGAGGATATATCCGAGTACTTCATGCGGGCGATGCTGAGCAACAAGATCGGTGAGATGTACAGCGAAAAACTGAAAGGCTGGTGGGAGAAGTTCGGCAAGGCCATGGAGGACAACGAACTGACCGAGGCGGAACGGAACGCGCTGACTGAAGAGTACATGCAGTATGTGGACGAAGCCCTTGCCCTGCGTGACAACCTGGCTGCCGCTACGGGCTACGACAAGACCGAAGCCGGCGGTACCAGCCAGAGTGCGAAAGCGGGCGGCTTTACGGCCATGACGCAGGACCAGGGCACGAAGCTGGAGGGCATGTTCACCAGCGGGCTGCAGCACTGGAGCAGCATAGACAAACAGCTGGAAAGCGTGGTGGAGAAGATGGACACGGCCGAAGGGCATCTGGCCCGGATAGCCGAGAACACCGGTGTGAGCGCCGGACACCTGGGCGAACTGAAGGAAGTGATAAAGAAAATGATACGTGACGGACTAAAAGTGAAGTGATATGGGCAATATACTGAGCGGACTGGTGCTGGTGAACGGCACGGACATCTGGACGGAATACGGCGTGTTCCTGGTAGAAGACCGGCGCGGCGGCATGGAGAACCTGACGGCCATCCTGACCCCGAGCAAGGCCAAGAAGGATACGGCTGTGGACATACGGGAGGAGCACGGGGAGAAATACAGCCCCGTGCTGACCCCACGGAATGAGGCACGTGACGTGACGCTGCACTTTGCGCTGTACAACAAGACCCAGGCAGGCTGGATGAAGCAGTACTTTGCCTTTGTGAATTTCCTGAAGCAAGGGAAGGACGGCTGGCTGGAAATCCGTTTCCCCCAGCTGGACCTGCAGCTGCGGGTGAAGTATGCCGACTGTACGAAGTTCACCCCGCTGACCTATCTGTGGACGGAAGGCGTGCATGCCGGAAAGTTCCGGGTAAAGTTCCGGGAACCGAAACCGATTATATAACCATTCAAACGCTATTAGAATATGCTTCTAACGATATATGACAAAGCCGGGACCAAGCGTGCGGACGTGGCTGTGAACGACAGCTCGACGCAAAGCAAGGAGGTACAGGGAGACAATGTGCTTTCCCTGTCGTTCAGCTACTATGACTTCCTGCCCCTGGACGTGAACGACTACACGGACTATCTGGGCGAACGGTACTGGCTGACGGAACGCTACACCCCGAAGCAGGTGAACGAGGGCGAATGGGACTATGACCTGAAGCTGTACGGCGTGGAGAGCCTGATCAAGCGGTTCCTGGTGCTGGAGACGACGGACGGGGACACCAACCCTCTGTTTACCCTGACAGCCACGCCCCGCGAGCATGTGGCGATGGTGGTGAAAGCCATCAATGACGGCATGGGCCACACGACCGACTGGAAGGTGGGTACGGTGGAAGGTACGGAGCTGATCACGATAGACTACGAGGGGATGTACTGCGACGAAGCGCTGAAAGCCATTGCGGAAAAGGCAGGCGGCAAGGTGGAATGGTGGGTTGAGGGGCAGACTGTGAACGTGTGCCGCTGCGAACACGGGGAAGAAATCGCCCTGGGGTACGGCAAGGGGCTGACCTCGCTGGAAAGAGACACCGGCAACACGGCCAAGTTCTACACCCGCCTGTTCCCGGTAGGTTCGACCCGCAACATCGATGCGGAGAAATACGGCAGCCCGAGGCTGATGCTTCCCGGCGGCAAGAAGTACATCGAGCAAGGTGTGGAGGAATACGGCATCTATGACCATTACGAACAGGATGCCTTCAGCGGTATCTACCCCCACCGGGTGGGTACGGTGAGCTCGGTACGCAGCGAGGAGGTGACGGACGAAGAAGGGAACAAATTCACCATCTATTACATCCGGGACGGAGAACTGAACTTTGACCCCAACCTGTACGAGCTGGCCGGCGAGACCAAACGTGTGTCGTTCCAGACGGGCGACCTGGCCGGGCTGGGAGAAAGCGATGACCACTACTTTGAGGTGAACTACGACAGTGCGGCAAGGGAATTTGAACTGATTACCATCTGGCCCTACGATGACGACACCCAGCTGCCGGGCGGCAAGCTGGTGCCCCGAGCAGGCGATACCTATATTCTCTGGAACATCCGGATGCCGGATGAGTATTACCGGCTGGCCGAAGAGGAATTTGCGGCAGCGGTTGAGGAGTACAACCGGGACCACTGGCTGGACATTGCCGCTTACAAAGCCCCGACAGATCCGGTGTACATCGAGGAGCACGGCATCGACCTGTTTGTGGGCAGACGGGTGAAACTGGAGAGCCGGAAGTATTTCCCGGAAAAAGGCTACCGGCAGAGTCGTATCACCAAAATCAGCCGCAAGGTGAACGAACCCGGGCAGATGGACATCGAGATAAGCGATGCGCTGCAGGTGGGCAAGTTCGACAAGGTGACGGACAGCATCGGTGCGCTGAAAAGCTATACGAAATCAAAGACGGAAGGCGCTGCCCTTCCGGACATCATACGAAGCTGGGACAAGACGCTGCCCACGGACAACAACCTGTTTTCCGCGCGGCGCAGCCAGAAAGAGTTTCTGAACAAGAACCAGCCGGACACGGCCAAAGAGCCCATCCGCTTCCTGAAAGGTGTGAGCTTTGGCGAGGCTGCCGGCGGCAAGCCCTGCGGCAGCGTGGACGGTGAGGGCAATGCCGAGTATCTGACTGCCGTGATCCGCGAACTGCTGCGCAGCACGGAGTTTGTGGACGGGCTGACCGGTGAGGGCTGGCAGCTGTGGATTGACCAGCTGACGGGACTGACGAACCTGACGGTGGACAAAGTGACTGCCCGGCAAAGTCTGGTGGCGCTGGAACTGCTGATTGAGCAGGTGCGCAGCGTGTGCGGCCAGCTGGTGGTGTCGGCAGCCAACGGCAAGATCAAGGACGTGGTGAAGCAGGGTGACAACTACCGCATCGTGTTTGAGCAGGAATCGGGCTTTGTGGCCCATGACCTGATGCGCTGTGCCGTTACAGGCGGGGCAAAGCTGAAATCCTACTGGGTGGAGGTGGCCTCGGTGATAGCCGGCGGGGTGATGGTTCCGGTTAGCGAGTTTGGCGGGGTGAAGCCGGAGGCAGGCGATGAGTGCGTGCTGATGGGCAACGCGGAAAACCCGCTTCGGCAGAACCTTATATCCATTGCGGCCACGGAGGACGGGCAGCCCCGTATAGACATTCTGGACGGTGTGAAGGCCAAGAACTTCAACGGCTGCCTGCGCTGTCGGCTGGGCAAGCTGGACGGCATCAAGAGCAGTGCTTTCCCGGCAGACAACCAACCGAAGGGAAACGGCCTGTATGCCGACAACGTGTGGCTGAAGGGTACGTTTGTGCTGATGACGGGCGAGGACATATTGACACGCTTTGAGATAACCGAAGGGAAAATCCATTCAGCCGTGGAAAGCTTGCGCAAGGAAATACGCGAAGAACAGAGCTATCTGGACAACAGCAGTTTTGCCGACGGCATGGACAAATGGAAGACGGGCAGCAAGGCTACGCTGTTCACCCTGGGCGGACGCTGGATTTGGGCGAACGGCGGTCCTTACGGAACGAAGCCGGACGGGCATGCCGAGATACGGACCGACGGCAAGGTGCCTTATGCCTATATCCGGAACAGCTATATCATGCAGAAACTGGAGGACTTCCGGCTGGTACCGGAGTACCGGCAGACGAACAGCCAGGGCGAACGGGTGCCCGGCATGGTGTATCTGTCGTTCAGTTACCGGGTCATCAAGGCCGGAAGGCTGAAAATAGAATTTGTGGGTGCTGACAAGACCGGATTTGAGAACTTCAACCTGTTCGGCCATGAAGAAGACTTGCCCGCGGGCGGCGAGAAGATGTTCACGCTGGATGGTCTATGGAACGGTACGGGAGACTTCAAGCTGTCGTTTACGGGCGTGATTTACATTTCGCTGCTGGTGTTCAGCACCAACAAGGCGGACGCACTGGCCTATAAGTACCGCACGCTGTTCGAGCAGAGCGACCGGCTGGTGAAGATTTCAGCGGCGGTTTTTGACAAGGACGGGGCTGCATTGAAAGAAACCGGGCTGGTGATCAAGCCGGAAGGTGCCGGGCTGTATGCCCAGGATGCCAGCGGAAAGGTGGCCCTTATCGGGGTCAGTGTGGAAGATACGGACGAATACGGCAAGCCCGTGAGCAAAATCAAGCTGACAGCCGACCACATACAGTTGGAGGGACTGGTGACAGCCAACGGAAACTTCAGGATACTGGAGGACGGGAGTATTGAAACCAGCAATGCAAAAATATATGGATCGGTACATGCCTTTGACGGAAAGATAGGTGGCTTTACGATTGAATCCGGGCGGCTGTTCTGGAAATCCGGAGACTATTTCGGCAATGACTCACGCAGCTTGAAGTTGGGAGTCTCCAGCAATAGTATGGAGGGTGTGGTAGATGTCTCATTCAATGCAGCGACCCAAGGACGTTTCGGTGTCAAGGTCGTTGGGTCCAATTCGGGAGGAGCTGCCATATATGCTTCCAGTAAGTCGGACGGGCAGACCTTCCCAGCCATGGGGAATACCTATGCCGGATATTTTGACGGCGGTGTCCATGTGAACGGTGCTGTGTATTGCGGCGATATACTTTCTAACAATTACGGTACTGGATGGACGCTTGGTAATGACGGCACTTATACATACAGAAAAGGGGTTACCGGCACTTTCAACTGGAGCGTAAAGCTTGATTTTGGGATGACTTACAATTACAAATTAGAGGTAGTAAATGGTATTGTTGTGGGAATGTCACACGCTTAATATAGATAAATATGAAAGTAAATTTTTATGATTGTTTCAAGGATTTTGACGGCCAGCCATTGCATATAAATGGTGAACCACAATTGGTCAGCCGTATTGTAGCGCAATGTCTGTTCAACGGGACAGGGATTCGCCCGAGTGGTAACCAACAGACGGATGCTGATAAAAAATTACGGGCATACCGCCTGTGTATGCAGATAATGGATGCTGTCGGAGAGATTGACATAACGGCTGAAGACGCTGTGCTGATAAAGGAAGCGGTTTCAGGACTTACTCCGGGGTGCTATTCACAGGTTGTAAAATTGATAGAAGGATAGGTTTATGGCAGAAATGACGCAAGAAGAAATGGTTCAGGAAGTGCTGGACCGTGTACTCCAGTCCTCTACCGGTGTGGAGGATCTGGAAACCGTCACCTCGCTGAGCGGTGTGAAATCACTGCCCGGTGAGAAGGACGGGAAAATGGTGAACGTCCCCCTGGAACTGATAGGTAAGCCTGCGAGCGATGCCGCCGCCCGAGCCGAGGCTGCCGCCAAGAAAGCGGAAGGAGCCGTAGCCGGGCTGGAGGAAAAGACCCAGGCCGCCACGGAAGCCGCAACCAAGGCCAACGAAGCGGCAGCCAAGGCAGAAAATGCCGCTGCCAAGGTGGAACAGACTACAGCAGCAGCCGTCGGCGGAGCTACCGCACGCTTTTCCTCATGGATGGAAACAGGCAATGTCTTGCCTGACAAGAGTACCAAGCCGGGCGGCAACGTGGTGTATGTGGCCAGTGCCGGGAAATTTGCCTACCACATGGACTCCACCCTGTACGGGGACTGGGACGTGGCGGGAGTACCCCCTGCCGGCATGTTCATGAATGCGGACCGGACAGCCATCCTGCCAGACAAGCTTTACCTGCTGGGCGATGCCATATATACCGGCACGGGAGGCGCTCTGAAACTTTTGGCCTACCGGCATGAGGTGATGAGCGAGGAAGCCTATGAGGCACTGCAGGACAAGGATGCGAATACGCTGTATCTGATTTATGAGGAGGAGTGACGATGATAACCATAGGCGGTAAGGAAATAACGGCTGCGTATGTGGGAAAACGTGCCCTGTCGGCTGTCTATGCCGGGGCAAGGCTGGTATGGTCCGCAATCAGCAGCTGTTTCGGACTTGGATACTGGAAAGGCGACGAGCCGTGGAACGGATCGGACGCATGGAACGGTAGCAGTAAAACTGATAAATGAATGATTATTATAAAAGGACAGTATTATGGCAAAAAGGAAAATAAGCGGAATCATCAATGCGACTGAACATCCGATGAATCTTGAAACACCATGGAACCAGAAACAGCCGGACGGCACCTATCATGCCTATGCCGGGGACGATGTAGAAGCGTTTCTGAAGAAAGAGCTGTCAAACCGTACCCCAACCGAGGAACTGGTGAGCGGCGAGACGAAGCCCCCTACATCCGGAACGGTGTTTGATGCAATGGTGGGTACGGTGACGGACGTGGATGTGCAGGACAGCGAGGACGGCACCCAGTATGTGATGACCGTCAAGCAGAAGGATAACCAGGGCGGCGAGAGCTCGAAGGAAGTGCGCTTTTCCAAGTACACGGATGAGGACAAGGTGGTGGTGAACATCGACCTGACGGACAGCGGCGGCGCGGGACTTCCCTCGCAGCAGTACCTGGCACTGGGAAGCGGCTTTGTGGTGAAATACTCCGTGGGCGTGGGTACTGCCGGTGGCGGTACGGTGGACGGCTACAGCGACCTGAAAGCCCGCGTGATCGTGAAACGCGGTTCGACCGTGATCAGTGAGTTTCAGGATGCGGAGTTTGTGGGTGTGACAGCCGGACAGGCTTATACCTTTGACGCTTCGCCCTACCTGACGGATGCCACCGCCTATACCGTGCAGGTGGAGGCACAGGCTACCTACCAGGGCGGCACGCTGATGAAGACGGCCACGGCCAAGGTGACCATGGTGGCCATGGCGCTGGAGACGACTTACTCGGTGGGCAACGGGCTGGCCGACGGGGGATATAAAAATGACGTGAACATCCCCTTTACTGCCAAGGGCACGAGCGGGGAGAAGAACATCTACTACCGCGTGAACGGCGGACAGGCCTTTACCCTCGGTCTTTCGGCCGGCAGCGGTGTGCAGCAGAAGAACGTGACCATCCCCCTGACACAGATGCAGGAGGGTACGAACGTGGTGGAAGCCTACGCGCAGCATGAGAACTCCGGTGTGGTGAGCCGGGTGCATTACATTACGCTGCTGAAGGCAGGCGGAGGTGTGACAGCGTATGCCGGCATGATGTTCAGCCACCGGGCAGCGGGGTTCCAGCGTGACTGGAAACACCCGGTGCTGGAGGCAGAGCAGTTCACGGCATGGAACTTCACGTATGCCGGCTATGACCGCGATGCGTACACGGCCCGTGTGAAAGTGACCGACCGGGGCAGCGTGGTGAAGGAAGACCTGCTGCAGCGCGGTGAGACCGGCAGCTACGGACGGACGAACGTGAACGTGGAACCGCTGGACTACCGTGTGTCGTGCGGTGATGCCGTGCTTGAGGTGCAGGTGAACACCACATCGCACCCCGACATTGAAGCCACGCTGGCACCGGATGCCGTGTGTACATTTGACGCCTTCGGGCGAAGCAACACGGAAAACAACCCGGCCAGCTGGGTGAGCGGTGACAAGCGCATGGAGTTCCGGGACGTGCTGTGGAGCGTGAACGAATACGGTGCCGGTAGCGGCTGGCACAAGGACCGCCTGCTGCTGGCCGGCGGTGCAGGCATGACCCTGACGGCAGACGGTGGTTACCGTCCCTTCAACGAGGCGGACAAGCCCGAGGGGTTTGCCATCCGCGACGTGGGCATGACGCTGGAGATAGAATACAGCACGGCCAACGTGACGGATACGGATGCCGAGCTGATCACTTGCCTGGGACAGCTGGACAACGGAAATCGGTACGGGCTGATTGTGACCCCGGAAGAGGCCAAGTTCCTGACCGGTGTGGTGACCGAGGCGATGGATGCCGGACAGGTGCTGCGCTATGAAGACTCGGTGGGTACCAAGTTCGAGCCGGGCACGAATATCCGTATTACCTACGTGTTCTATCCGAACGTGCAGACCAATGAACAGCGCACGCTGATCGGCTTCTATGTCAACGGTGAGGAAAGTGCCGCCTCGAAGTGGCTGGACAAGGTAAATTTTGACATCCAGAGCCAGCTGGAGTTCAAATCGGCAGGTGCCGACCTGAACGTGAAGAGCGTGCGTATCTATAACAAGGCGCTGACCTCGGACGAGGTGCTGAACAACTACATCGTGGACCGCAACCACCTTGAAGATGCCGACGGGGAACCGGGCGTGCGCTCGCTGGATGAGGACAACCGCGTGCTGAACGAGGGGGACACGGTGAGCATGGAGAAACTGATGGGACTGATGAAGAAACGCCGGAACTCGATCCTGGTACTGATAGGCACGGGCAGCGTGGGCAGTGAAGTGCCGAGCGAGAGCGACACGCTGAATGTGATGGATGCGCTGGCCCAGCTGAACAACAAGAAGGCCAACAAACTGTGCCGGGAAGTGAGATTCTACAACGGCGAGAACCGGGCGCTGGACTGGATAGCCCGTGACATATATCTGCGTATTCAGGGTACCAGTTCGGTGAACTATGCCCGCAAGAACCTGCGCTTCTACTTCCAGAAGACAGCCAGCGGTTACACGGCACGGATGACCTACGGCGAGATAGACGGCAACGGGCAGCAGAGCAACCCGACAGCAACGGAGGGCAAGAAGAACCTGTTCCGGTTGCGGGGCAACTCGGTGGGCGCGAAACTTGCCTGTGCGAAATGTGACTTTTCCGACTCCTCCATGACGACCAACACGGGCGGTGCGAAGTTCATTCATGACGGCATGAAGGAAATGGGAATCCTGACCCCTGCCCAACAGTATGCCGCCGACCATGCAGATACGTGCAAGGAAGATATACGCTCGGCCATTGACGGCTTGCCCTGTGACCTGTTTGTGGCCAAGAGCGTGGATGAGGATCTGACCTATTACGGCCAGTATAACATGAACAACGAGAAGAGCGACAGCTACCCGATATTCGGTCAGGACAAGACTATCGGCGGCGAGCAATGGGGAACCGGCGACACCCTGAACTACCTGCAGGCGAACGGCGACCAGCCGAAGGAATACCTGCCCATCTGCATCGAGACGCTGAACAACTCGAATGACCTGTGCCTGTTCCGATGGCTGCCGTCCACGGAGCCCGACCATACGGACTTCATGGATTTCAACTTTGACGGCGGTTTCGAGTTCAACCACCCGAAAGACGTGTTCTGGA